GGTTGAGGGACATCAGCTTAGTCAAACCACCAGTCATCGGCTCAATGTTTTCCTTGAGGCGATAGTCGGAAGATATGTTGTAGCTCGTGGCAGTGGTCGTTATAGAAACGGATCCGACTAAAGCCGTATCACGATAGAAATTCGCAATGTTCCCATCGTTGCCGCGCCTTCTCAAAAATAGCGGTGCTGCTTCGTTGCGAGATATATGAAGTGTTGAAGTGTTGAAGAATGTGGCTCCGTCTTGAGTGCCAGACCCGACACTGATAGCATTCGCTGACCCAAAAGTAACATCTCCATTGGAATGTATGGACATTCTAACCTGCCCTGCGGTGCCGTCGTAAAAATACAGTTTGTCGGCATCGCTTCCCTGTGTTTGAATCCTCCAATCTTGTGCGTCATTCTTCAACACCAGAGATGCATCACTGTTCGCCCCGGAAGTTATACATTGAACTGAAGCGAACGAACTTCCCTCCGCTTTAACACCAGCAGGGGCAGTAGTGGTTATACTGTTACTAGTAAAATCGCCGCTCGCGTCCCGCAGCACCAAGGTGCCTGGGATGTTGCTGGAGGTTGCGGGAATATCCACCGCTTTAACCTCCAATTACTCCATCATTCCGCTGCGGATGGCTTCATCGAAGCCCATCTCTTCGGCGCGGTCTTCGGCCATGTCCTCGGCGTCATCATCGTCGGACTCGGCGACGGGGAGACCGTCGATGGCGACCAAGGTCAGACCATCGGCTTCGAGCCGGAGCGTGGCGAGCGCGTCAAAGGTGGAACCTTCGGTGACGCCATCGGGCGGCACCATGCCTTCGGGAATAGGGAATTTCATAATTATTGGTTTCTACTGGCAAGCCACGCCATCATTGGCGGGACAGAGTCTAATATAGCAGCATAAGCCGCGGCGACCTCCGGAACTTCTTCAATCGCTTTCCAAAGTTCATCGGTCGACATTTTCTGAACGAAAGCCTCGGGGGCAATTTGTTTGGTGTCCGCATTGTAAGGCAGGAACTCCGCTTCCATCTTGCCTTGATCGACCGCGCTACTCTCCAAGAGCAGCCGCTTGATCCATAGACTCGAAAACACCACCTCGGGTGTGGCGGGGAAAACGAGCGGGCTTGGTGAAGGGATGTTCATGCTCTAACTTTTAGCTCCGCTGACACCCTGGGAACCGAAGCTCCCAGGGTGGTGTGCGAAGCTACTTAATTAGTAGCAAGCGACCAGATCGAGGGCGCGAGCGCAGCGTTTGTGGCGAACCACAAAGCCGAGGTCGGGACGCTCAACCTTCGGGCCGTAAGCGAACAGGGCGCGGAAGAAACCGACGTTCCCGTCGATATTACATTCGCGGTCCGGCACGTTTCTCCAGACGAACTCGCCCGCCCAGGAATACTGGGGGTTGTAGGTCATCGGGGCGCGGGTCTTCGGCTTCGGAATAAGAACCTTCAACACGTCAGCGTGATAAATCACGGTGTCGGTGTATTCGGCGTTCTTATACAGATCCGAAACTTCCCACTTGTCACCTTTCGTCGTCGGGGTCGACGCGAACGGCTCACGACGAACCCACGCACCGCCGACGAAGTCGTAACGGGGCGGGAACTCAACCGTGAAGAAGCGGTAGCCGCGATACACGCCGGACAGTCCGGGCGCTCCGAGCATCGGGGACTGGGTCTCCGAACCCTCGTAAGCGTAACGGAAGTCGTCACGGGTGTTGGCGTCTTGACGCTTGAGATCGTGGAACGTGAAACGCTCGCCGACAGCGGCATAAATCGGGGTCATCTCGTCGACACGAGCGAACGGATTCATGCTGCCGCCATTGTAGCCAAGCTGCTGGTAAATCTCTTCGAGGATTCCCCAGGTAAGTTTGGAAGTGGCGGGCGTGACAGGGAAGGACGAGCTACCGGACGGGAGGTTCGGGGCCGCAACCATTTTGGTGCCGCAAGCCGCGATATACTCGTCCTGATAAGCGTTGGTCCAAACCCATTTCGTGTTCTCAGAAAGAACGCGAACGATGTTTTTGACCTGATCTTCGACCTGCCAGGCGAACTGAAGGTCGTCCAGACAGATGTCGGGCGAGTTCAGAGCCGCCTTTTTGAGGCTGGTCGAACGCAGGGTGATGCCGAAATTGTCGATGTTTTGACCGGCGATTTGGCACTGACCGCCAGCTTCGCCATCCGAGGACTCCCACGAAGTGAAAGAAACCGGGCTGGACGAGAGCGTGCGCTCATAGATGGGATACTGATATTCTGTCCCCTGACCGTCCATCCACTGTTCGCGGGGAAGGTATTTGAGGTAGAAATCAGAGTTGATGATGTTTTTCGAGACGTTGTTCCGGATGAGACCGGCGTGCTCGACGAACAATGCTTCGATGTTGTTGCAAGCCATAGTGCTTGTTTTCTCCTTATTTATGCGGTTATTACCTCGCCTTAGTCGGAGACCGCACATGCGGAGCCGGACGGGGTGATGACCACGTTGTTTGCTCCCGCCGCGGAACAGGTTTTACACGCGAACCTAACTTTTGATTTCTACCGGATGATTGCCGCTACCCGTAAACGTGAGACTAAGTTACGCCCACTTAAAGCGTTGTCAAATTACGGGATTATTATAAATGCGGAGGCGGCTCCCCGAAAGGAACCGCCTCGCGTCCGATTACCTAAGTTCTCGGAGGGGTGTTTAAGCTAACCCCGACTTGATGGCCGAAAAGAAGTCGTCAAATTCCTTCTTCTCCTCTTGGCCAGTGCCGACGATCGGATCAGCCGCTCCCCCACCCGCACCAGGCTTCGCGCTCTGGTATTTCGAGAGGGTCTTGTTTAGCTCGGCTGTCTTACGGAAGAGGTTCTGGACAAGGCCGAACAAGAACGGAGCCGAGGCTGCACGCAAAGCCAACTCGGCCCGCGCTTGGTCGTTCTCGGCGACCAGATTCCAGTCGAGACCCGTAGCGAAGCTCTCGATCTCGCCGATCTGGGAGTTCCAAGCGTCATCGCCTTCCCGTCTCTTGAATATCGGAGCCTTCTCGGTCACATCGCCCCACACTTTTTCCAGAGTGTTGCGATACTGCTTGCTGCGCTGCTCGACGAACGCCTTCTGCTGTTCCTCGTGATGGGCTTGGATTTTCTCCAAAGCCAGCTTTGCGTTGTTGCGCACCTTGTTGGCGATGCCTTCAACCTTCTGCCACTCCTCGGCCATCTCATAGAAACGGAACCGATCGCGGTCGTTCATCCCGCTGGCCATATCGACCAGAAGTTCGGTCTGCTTCTCCGGATCGGCTTCGGCAAACGCCACTCGGGCATCCGCCTCGCGGAATTCATACTTCTTGGCGAAGGACTCTAGCTGCTTGTTGATCCGATCACGAGGCACCGCGACCGCATCTTTGAACTCTTTGGTCGCCTCGACTCGGGCAATCTGAAGCTCGCGCTCGTAGGCATCGACCGTCTCACGGAGAGCTTTAACCTCGTCGGGGGCGACATCGGTCGACTTCTTCTCCAGTTCGACGAGCTTGGCTTCGAGTTCCTCGCGCTTACGGCGCTCCTCTTTCAAAGCCTTGCGCTGCTCGGCCCAGGCATTCTTCGCCTTCTCGGTCGCCGCGATATCCGCGGGCGGTTCCTCGTCGGGGTCGAGCTTGGGTTCAGCCTTCTTCGGTCCGCCCAAGAGTTCAGCCAAGGCGTCGGCATCGGCTGTGGCCGGAGCTTCGTCCTTGGTCGGTTCCGCTTCCACTTTGGGAGCTTCAGGAGCTTTGGGCGTTTCGGTTTTGGTCTCGGGAGCCTTGGGGGCTTCCGCCTTCGGAGTCTCGGTTGCAGGAGCGGGCTCCTTACCGAGAGTGTTGAATGCCTCCGAGAGCGAACGAGCCGCGTCGAAGGTCATGGTTCCACCGGCCTCGGATAGCTCCGGGGTGGTGGTTGTTTGGTTGTTGGCGTCCGCCGCAGGTGCGGACTCAGTCTTACTCTGCGTTTCGGTTTGCATAAATTACTCGTCCACTAAGTTCGGCATCAGATCCTTAGTGGAGGGGACGACTTTGATCGGAGTCGCGAGAGCTTCGAGGGAGCGGATCGCGTGGAAGAACCCTTCGCGGCGGGCGTTTTGGAGGCTGTTCCAAATCAACACGTCAATTTCTGGCGGGACGGGCAGTTCAACGGGTTCTCCGATGTCGCGCAGGACTTGGAGCGCGGCTTGGACGTGAGATTGTTTGAGGGTCTCGGCGAGCGCGGTCTGGAGGATCTCCGACCGGCGGAAGCTGTTGGCTGTGTGTTTCATTTTATGTGGTTATTAATCTAGCACCCTTTTGAATGTTTTCTCGTGCCCAGAGCGGCTGAAGATTCGTGTAGTGGAAACACTGGCGCTGCTGCTCTGGATCAGTCAGATCAAAGGAGGCGCACGGCCGGATATGGTCAATGTGCCACTTCCCGTAGTTGTTCCAGTGCATCCCCTCTTTGAACTGGCTTTGGAGGTGCTCCATCAAATCTGCTATTGAGCATCCGCACAAAACCATCGTCTTCGCAGACTTAACACCCCCGCCTCGCTTTACGGCTTTATAGATCTGTCCTGATAGACGCTGTCTGATCGTGTATTGAACGTCGAACTTCAGCTTTTCGTGGTATCGCCTAACCGCGTAGACGGCCATTTTAGATCTATTGTTTTTATGCCATCTACTGTTACGACTTTTTATTTTAGATCTGTATTCGTTGTCTTGAGCGTATTTACTCCGCAGCTTATCGGTGAGTAATTTTTTATTCTTTTCATACCAATCCGAATACCTCTGCGAAGCTGTTTTTCTGTAATCGTCGTCTGATCGATATCGCTTCTTTAAGCGGTCGTTTATACGTTCTCTATTTTTTCTGCGGTATTCGCGCCACTTCGCGGCGAGCCGTTCTCTGTTTTTTATACGCCATACTTTATCGCGTTTCGCCGCGGTCTCTCTGACCCACTTTAATTGCTCTTCAGTGAGTTCAGATCGCTTGATCTGCCAAATGCCTTTGAACATTACGCCTTGCTTGGAGAAATCCGCAGATAGGCGCGTGCCAGCGAGAGGTTGCGCTTCTTGAGCCAGACACCATCGCCCGTCTCGGAGTCGCGGGTGCCACGGCCATTGGTATTGCCCTCCACGACATCGATCGTGCGAGCCCCTACTCCGACGACAATCCCTGTGTGGGAAAAGTCAAAGACGACGATGTCACCCACCGCAGCCTTCGCCTTCTCCGGCAGCACGGTCACCGTGTTCGGGCGCTTGCGCCCCCAATCGATCAGGCCGAAAGCCAGCGCCGTAGTCGGTCGCCACTTTTCAGGCGAAGTATGCTTCAGCCCGAGCCACTTCTTTGCTTCAGGATACGCGAGCCACTGCTGCACGCACCAATCGACAAAGGCCGCGCACCAAGGCCACGGACCGGGCTTCAGACTCGAAGCCGCTTGGTAGACACGGATTTTGGCCCCGCGGTTGTTCCCGCCGGACTCACGCACCCCGACTTGGGACATCGCGACATCTGCCAGTTTTTCGATCATTAAAATTCCACCTTCCCCTTGATCCCCACGTAAGGCTTTTTCCCTGGCTTGATCTCCGGCCTTAACGACCCGAGCAGCCGCAGCCAGAACGGCCTTTTGTCTTCTTTTTTCGGCTTTTGCCGGAACACTGCTTCATGGATCTGGTGATCGGTCACTTTTCCACTGCAATGGCGCGGCGCACTTCGGTGTAGGTCACCGGGCCGGGGATGCCGTCTTGGTCGGTATTGACCAAAGCCTGAATCCGTTTGATCCCCGGCGTTTGGGCCGCGTTCGTGGCGTAATTCACTGCCGCCAAGATCGCGGCCACGATAAAACCCGCGACCGCCGCTTGGTCGATTTGGCCGGCGAGTCCGGCGTCGAACGCGGCGACCTTGGCGACAAGAGTCGCGACAAAGCCCGCGATGATCGGGGTGAGAAGGCTTCCGGACTTGGAGACCAGAAACCGCAGGACGCTGAGTTTGAGCTTTTCCATAGTGTTATTTCTCGTCGAGACGCATCCGCTGGACCGCCGACTCGACGGTGAAACGGATCAGAGATTCGGTAAAAGTGACCCCCTGTTTTAGTGCCGCGCCTTTGAGTGCGGCCACCGCCTCCTCCCGTTTCTCGGCACCCGACTTGTCGGTTGAGGCCAAGGAGCGAACAATTTCCAAAGCGATCGGGAGCAAAATCCCCGTGCCCGTGATGGCCAGTTGGCGGAGCAGCGGACCGTAGAAATTCCAGACCGACTGGGTGATCCCGAGGACTTTGGCGATGAATGCTTTCATGTTTATGTGGTTATTACTATCGGTTCAAAATTGCCGCCCGCAACCCGTCCATCAAGAAAGCCGAGAGCGCCCCGATCGCGGCAGCGATCCCGTAGATCGTCGACTTGGTATTCTCCAAGTGCTTGAGCCGATCGTCATGTTTTTCAAACGATCTCCGGAAGGACTCCTGGTGCTCCAAGATCAGATCGACCTTGGTCTCCAACCGCGCCAGTCTTTCACCGTCAAAGCTCATCGACAGCGATTCTTCCTTCCGTCGGCGAGAACCGTCGGGAGCCAACATGTTGAGCGGGTCGGAGACATTCATTGTTAATATGCTTCCGGATCAGGACTCCTGCAACTGAGGCTCCTCGGTCGCGGTGAGTTGTTTTTCAATACTCATCGCCACCGGCAAGATGCCCGCTGCTGCGTTCAAGCCGCCCGCTTTGGTCGCAATGTCGAGACACTGCATGACGACTTTGGCCTCGGCTTCGGTAAGCGTGATTTGCTTATTCATTGGGCTGCTCCTGCTGGCTGGCCAAGTAGGCTTGGGTCGCGGGAATCGCGGCGAGGACTGCCTCAAACGCGGCGGCGAGTTCGGGAACCGCTGCCATGATTTCGGGATTGAGCGGAGCCGTCATCTTTTGGACGAAGCTACCGTTGGCGAGTTCGCCGTCTGCGGTTGCGGGCAGCAACTCGACGGTAATGGAGCCAGAGTCCGTGGTCGGCTGGATGGCCGAGAGCGTATAGACATGGAGTTTATCGAACACCTTCGCAGGGACGGGTTCGACGGTTATGGGTGTTGGGTTGTTTAACATAAAGTTAGGTGGCGATGAGGCCCAAGGTGCGGAGTCGGGCGAGCAGCGCATTTAGCTGTGTCGCCACGTTGGTGGTGTCCGTTGAGTCGGCCACGGCGGCTTGTTGGGCTACTGGCGCTGCACCGTAGAATCCAAGCAGCGAGGAAGTCGCGCTGCCGATCTTGATGCCGCGAAGGGTGCCTGTGCCGCCTGCTTCGGCATCGATGATAAATTCATTGGACGCCCAGCGGAAA